GCGTGGCTGTGCATGGCAGCTTGTATGGCGTGTTTCTGAACATTTCCAGCATGGTTGCAAAAGTCTTGCCGGTTTGATGCTTGATTATGCTGGACTCATCAGGAATGACGATGCCGAACCTGTCAGGATCAATCAAATGCAATCTGTCATAGTTGATGATGTTAATGCCATCCCGCACATCACTATCATCACGGCAATGGTTAATGGAGACGCCCATTGCTTCGCCTTCTTCGACTGTCTGGGCGGCAACAGCCAATGGTGCAAGAATAAGCGCATTGCGCCCAATCGTTTTATGCAACGTATCGGCGAAACTGATCTCCATGCGCGTCTTTCCTAGTCCGGTGTCTGCAAATATTGCGGCCCGGCCACGGCGAAGCGCCCATTTGACCATCGCACGTTGATGCGGAAACAATCCATCATGTATAGGTTCAACATCAATGCCTGATTGGATGTGCATTGATGTTTTTCCTTTCAGAAAATCGTCATAGTTACTCATTTTATTTCCAGCCTGTCTTTCTTCTCGATATGCGCACCTGGCACCGAGAATCCATCCTTTATCGCCTTCTTGATGAGCATTTTTTCCGGTTCATAACTGGCCGGTATTTCTCGCTTGTAATCCATCGGGATCGCCGATTCGTCGTCAATCACAACCGACTCATCGCGCCCGATATACAGCCTCGCAATAAACGATCCATCGTTTGCTTTAATCTCACTGATACCACATCGCGCCATGTTATGTTTCAGGTATTCCTTTAGCCTGTCGCGCTTGTTCTCAATTGCTTTGCGCCTGGCGGAAATACGCTTTTCTGCCGATTTCATCGCCTCTATTTCGGCATCCAGGTTGAGGCAGAAAGCGGTGACGGCTTTCCCCTTCTCTACCAACTCTCCTTCTAGCCCTTCAAGAGTATCGTCAATTGTATCGTTGTCGAGATCGGAGTCTGCAAGCGCGTAGAATGCCTGAGTGTACTTGTCTGCTATGTCGTACAGAGTGATGCTCATTAGTCGGATTCCTGTTCAAATTGTTCGGCGGCCACCATGTCAGCAACGAAAGGATCGACTTCTTGTTGCTTTTCAAGGGAGCGTATGCGGCCTTCCAGCGCCTTGGTTAGGCGATAGCCGCTAGATACCTTTGCGACGATCTTGTCAGCCGTCGTGCGGCCCGAATTGATGGCTTCCTGCCATGCTGGTAAATTCTTTACCAGTTGCGCTTCTGTATATATTGGAAGTCCATTCGGATTTTCATTGTTAGGTTGTCTTGTAGTCGCCTTTGCGCCTACATCCACGTCATCGTCATCCGTGGCTACGTGTAAATCGCCCTTGTGCCACAAATCCAGTGCTGCCCCAAACCGCATTGCGGCGTTCCGAAGTGCATCCCCAATACGCTCCTTCATAGCGTCACCACCTGTCTTCCCTTGGGCATCTCCGTATCCTAGCCGCGTCACCCCGCAGACTGTGAGGCGTATCCATAGCCCTCCATCTTTATCAATGACGGGCAACCCATCACTCCCAATTGCTAATGGCTCCCACGTCCAGTATGGGTCTGCGTCGAGCAGACGGTCTGTCAGCGCCGCGTGTCCTACGTAGTCAAGGTGCACAACTTTTGGATGGTGCCACCCACCGCAAATTTCACATCTAACTCCCGACTTGAAATTAGCCCTTACTTCATCAGTCTGTGCTTTAGTTGGCTTCGGCAGACGGCTGATCTGATTCGGCGGGAACGGAGCACGAAGTAGCGCCAGCCCTTCCGGTTTTGTTTGTTCTTTTGTTTCCATTTTCCCATTCTCCAATCTGATGTTTTCCAATCTGTTCCCACCATGCTAACGCGCTATCGTCGCGCCGATCTTCTTGATCGTCCATGATTCGCCTCACATACTGCTGGTTATCGGTTCACAGAACGTTACCGTTCTATCGTCTCCCACGATTGGGCGTTTGTTCAGGCAGGCCACAAGAGCTTGTTCTGCTACATCTGCTCGATGCACTGCGCGAGCAGCAGCGTCAGCGGTAGATGCGTATTTGTCTACCAAGTAGACAATCTCCAGCGCCGAGCAGATAAGCGCCACTAAAACAGCACCGAGTATCCAATCTTCCAATTTGTTTTTCATGCTAGTCTCCATACTCAAATCCGGATACCCCATTTCTTGATCGCCATTTCAATATTGCGCCATACGTTCTCTGCGTCGCTTTCATTGGTGTTGCGTTCACGATCCTTGGCGTGGCGCTCGCGCTCCTTGGCATTGCGGATGATCGCCGCGCACTTAAACGAGCACGCGGTTTTTTTGGCATAACTCGGCCAACTCTCGCTCGGCCGCCGCTTTATCGTGTTCCCGCAAATCGGGCAGGAACGCAATTTGTTTTCATTTGGTTTCACTTCTGCTCCTTTGTTGTAGTTGCCGGTGGCCTTGGTGGAGTAGAAGAACCAATCCACCGGCTGCCGGGTTTTCACCCACTTATCCGGCATTGGGTTATTCGGCTCCTTCGAAGGCCATCCCTAGAATGTGCTTCTTCCACTTAGCCCAGAACTCTGGTGCGCGTGATTCCATTTTTGCAATATCAGCATCACTGAAATTAAGCCATTCCTGCTTGGTGTGAATCTGGCAACCGATTCTTATGTGTGTTTCGAAGATGTAAACCGGCCAAGTAAGCCCATGAATTATTAGCGGATTATCCCCTATTTCAACGTCCGTGCCGTAAGTCGCCCCATCCGTGTTCGCCAGGCGAAAGTTAGCCCCATTCAAATCCGTACAATTAAAGTTCGCATTTTCCGCGTTCGCCTTTTCCAAACGCGCACCATCCAATGTCGCCCCATCCATGTTCGCATGGATGAGTTTTGCCATGTATAAATTGGCCCCTGTGAGGTTAGCCCATGATAGGTCAACACCTGATAGGTCGGCACCAGACAGGTCGGCACCTGTTAAGTTAGCCCACGATATGTTAGAACCAGAAAATAATGCACGTGGCAACCTCGCACCTGCTAACTTCGCTTGGTATAACCAAGCATTCGATAAATCCGCGCCGTAAAAGTGGGCCCCAGCTCTAACTCCAGCTTCGAGAGTTGCTTTGACGCTGTTGTTTTCTTGATCGTGCGCGTATAGCACCCTACTTCCGAATCTGCTTCTAATTTCAATCCTCAATTTATTCTCCTTATTCCAGCGCCCGTCTCTCCGGGCTGTCACGAATCTTTCGGCCATCGTTGCGGTGCTTTTTTACCCGCATCTGCCCGTCTCGCGGGGTGCTGGGCGGAATCCACACAATCCGATTTACTGCGTTGTTCCCCGTCTCTCCGGCATCGTCACGACTTATGAGGAAAGCCGTTACCCTTGCAACCTTTCGCGCTTTGTCGCCTGTCGGACTGGCTACCCGTGGGCTGTTGCCGATAATCTGGCTAATTTCCGGTAGTGCGCTTTGTTCGGTAGCCGCTATTTTGTTTGCGGCATGGGGTACATTAAACACTATGTTCATATTCAAGTCAATACCCTGCATTGAAAAACAATATTGACTTTCACAAACAGGCCGTTTATTATTCTCGCATGAAAGAACAAATTAGAAAAGACGCAGAAACAATTGATCGCCTTGGTGGATCAACAAAGGTATCTCGCATGCTTGGTTTCCCAAAGGAGATCGGGACACAGAGAGTCAATAACTGGAAAAGACGCGGAATCCCAGCCCGTATTAAGCTGGATTTCCCAAAAATCTTCCTAGCGAAGGCCAGGAAATCCAAGTGATGCACTATCAAATACACGAGCTTGCAGACATATTCCCGCGTATGCCTGGTGAAGAATTCGCGGCGCTCAAGACAGACATAAAGACTAACGGTTTGCTTGAACCGATATGGCTGTACGAAGGCAAAGTGTTGGACGGCAGGCATCGGTACTTCGCCTGCCAGGAAACGGGCGTAACGCCCGTTTTCCGCGAGTATACGGGATCAGACCCGCGTGGGTTTGTTGTGTCGATGAACCTTAAACGACGTCACCTGGACGCAACACAACGGAGTGCCATTGCCGCTGAGTTGGCGAATATGCCGCCGGGTAGGAATTGGGATAACTGTGCAAATTTGCATAATAAGAATCCGCAAATATCGCAAACCGAAGCCGCAAATCTGCTGAACGTATCAAGAAGGGCTGTTGCTACAGCGGCGAAAGTCAAAGAAGAATCGCCAGATATATTCTCGGCAATGAAGTCTGGAGACATATCTGCGCATCTTGCCGCCCAGGTAGTCGGCCTTCCTGATGACGAAAGGGAGATAGTAGAATCTGCTCCGGTCGAAGAAATGAGGGCAGTCGCAAAGGAGGTTGTACGTGCCCATGTTGCCAACAATTCAGGCAACAACGAATGGTACACGCCACAACGCTATGTTGATCTGGCGCGCGCAGTCATGGGTGGAATTGACACCGACCCAGCAACATCAGAAATCGCAAACCGAACAGTAAAAGCAGAATTGATTTATACGGCAGAAGAAGATGGCAGGAAGCAGAAGTGGCGCGGACGAGTTTGGATGAATCCTCCTTATGCGCAACCGCTCATCACCGACTTTGCGGAGGCGGTTTCGAGCAAGTACGAATCAGGAGAGATAGATCAGGCTTGCATTCTGGTTAATAACGCAACGGAAACGCAGTGGTTTCAGCGCATGTTATCTGCGGCATCCGCAGTTTGTTTTCCAAAATCCCGGATCAGGTTTCTCGACCCGGATGGCAATCCCGGTGCTCCATTGCAGGGCCAGGCAATCATTTACATGGGAAATAATGTTTCCGCTTTCAAAGAGTCATTCGAGACAGAAGGGAAGGTTCTCGTCAATGGTTGATAGGGGCGTAATTAAAAATCGAGCACTTAAAAACCAGGTTGCCGATATGAGCGGACTCCGGTGGGGTAATATCACACCAACCGACATAGACGCATTTCTGGATTTCGGCGACAAGCTGTTTATTTTGGTTGAGGGAAAGTTTGGAGGCGCGGATGTCCAACATGGGCAGATGCTGGCAATTCAAAGACTTTGTGACGCAACACACTTCCCGCCGAGGCGTTATTCATACGCGATTATCGCAGATCACTATACGCCCGATGGAAATGACATTGATTTTGCAAACATGATCGTCAGAACAGTTCGGTTCAATGGAAAATGGGTTACACCAAAAAAAGCCGATTTAACACTTCTCCGCGCAATCGAGAAAATCAAGGCTTACGTTGATAACAAAACACGTCTGAGGGTTGCAAAATGAGCATCGAAGCACTTTCATGGGCTTTTAATCTAGAACTCCCAAGCCCTGGCGCGAAACTCACGTTGTTAGCTCTTGCTAACTACTCAAATGAATCAGGAGAGGCTTACCCAAGCCAGAAGGCAATGGCTATCAAAACATGCCTATGCGAGCGCGCAATTCGCACCCATCTTGCAACACTTGAGAGTTTTGGAATTATCTCAAGAGTTTCTCGTAAAAGAGTAAATGGATCATTCACCACCGACCTTTTTAAGCTGAATATTGGGGCTGTTCCCAGCGGCAAAATCTGCCAGCGGCAGAATCTGCCAGCGGCAGAATCTGCCAAAACCCAGCGGCAGATTTTTCCAAACCCAGCGGCAGAATCTGCCGGACATGAATCACCACTAACTACAACCGTCACTTTAACCACAACCGTCACTAAGAAAGATCAAAAACACTGTGCAATCGCTTCGCGCTTGCCAGCAGATTGGGAACCGTCCGACGACGATATTGCATTTTGCAAAACGAAACGCCCGGACTTGAACGTCAGGGACATTGCTGACGAATTCCGCGATTATTGGGTTTCCGTCCCCGGCGCGAAGGGAAGAAAGCAGGATTGGCCTGCGACTTGGAGGAATTGGGTGCGACGACAAACCGCGCGCGCTTATCCTGCGAAACAGGAAAAGTTCGACCCAACTGAGTTTGTAAACAGGGGCAGGAAATCAACCGGCGGAGGAAATGATGGATTTATCAACGGGGAGGCGCGGCGTGTGGCTTGAAGTCCATGCAGGACTTGGAATCAGCCTCATGGATCACCTCTACAACCGCATGGAGGGTATGTATCCGCAGCGCTGGAAAGCGAACTTCCCGAGCGCAACCAGTATCCAGAACTGGCGCGAATCATGGGCCGAGGCATTCGAGGATGAGCACATCACGCCGCAAGACATTGCGGAAGGACTCAAGGCTTGCAGGAAAAGATACGATTGGCCTCCAAGCCTTCCTGAATTCATCAAGGCATGCAAGCCGCCTGTTGACTACGAAACCTTGTTTGCTGGCGCGGCTGTAAGCGTCTCAACGGGTAAGTGGGGAAACAAGCTGGCTTATTGGGCTACGCAATATGTCGGATCGTTCGATGTGCGAAACGAGCCGTATGCGAAGATGAAAACCCGATGGACGAAGGCGATTGACGAATTGCTGGAAGATGGCGAATTGCCTGAAATACCTCCTAGCCGAGAGGCATTACCGGCCCCAGGGAAACAATCAATCAGCAAGGAAGATGCTGCAATGCGTGTGAAGGAGTTGGGCCTCAATCCAAAACGGAAAGAACCGAAAGCATGGGCAAGGAATATTCTTGAATCGCCATCAGTGTACCCTGCAATCTCGATAGCGTTCGCAAAACAAGCATTGGGGGTATCCGCATAATGGCCGCATCAGGTGATGAACTACAAAACTATGCGAACCTTGTCGTTCAGGTGCTGGTTCAGGCAATCGAAGATTACGAGAAATTCAGCAATGCAAAGAAACGCAGCACAGAACATAATCTGTGGTCTGATGCCGCCTTGTGGATAAATTGCGACGATGATGATCCGTGGTCGTTCAGGTGGTGTTGCGAGGTAGCAGGGTATGACTACCAGGCAATCCGTAACGGCATAAACAGCCGAGATAGAAAGAGTCCGATCACATCTGGATTTAACAATTTGCGTAATGTGCCAAGAGTAAGGGACATTTACTGAGCATGCACGAAGCCATTATCCACGATCCGGCTTGCGAGGTAATAACCGCATCAGAGTGGGCGAGCGCAGCATTCCGCAGGGTATGGTATGCCGCTACCGCAGCACTGGATGATGGCCTGGCCGGTGAATTGACTTGGACGCCGAAGAAGCGCACCAGAAGCCTTGAGGCAAATTCATGTATGTGGGCGCACCTTACAGATTTGTCACGACAAGTTAACTGGTACGGGCAGAAGCTATCGCCGGACGAATGGAAGGAAGTAATTAGCGCCGGGCTAAGAAATCAGCGCGTCGTCCCTGGAATTGATGGCGGATTCGTATCAATAGGCGTGAGAACAAGCAAGATGAGCGTCAAGGAAATGTCGGCAATGATCGAGCTATGCGTAGCTTTTGGTGCACAGCATGGGGTGAGATTTACGGCACCGGAATGGAGTAACGAGTAATGGGTGACAAGGCTTCGGTTGTTGTCACGCCGAAGAAGGTTGAAATTGCCGCACGGCTTCGCAGGCTGGCCATGAAATGGACGACATTGCCGTAGAGATGGTTTACTACGGCGGATTTTCGGAATGGGCGCAGCATAGCAGAGAGATCGCGGGAGCCGGAACGATTGCAAGGCAATGGGCAGGCGAGATTGAGGAGGAGAACGCATGAACAACATTGACAAAGACGCGCTTGAAGTTTTGCGTAATTTCAACAAGTGGCGGCGTGGTGAAGAAATCGCGCAACCATCCCAGCGCGAAATCGGCCTGGCGATCTATGCCGTGATTGACGAGCCGGAAATGTTAAGGCGCGGCGAGTGCTGCGGATTGCGCCGAGACGCGGGAAAGACAGAGACAAAATCTTGAGGCATAAAAAATGCTCAGTCTGCCGCGCCCCATTCCAGCCAGTCAGGCCATTGCAATCAGTGTGCGGTTTACAGTGCGCCGTTATAGCAGCGGAAACCGCCAAAGCGAAGCAGATTCGCAAAGAACGCAGAGCGGCAAAACAGAAGCTTAAAAGCCGCGCGGATTGGCTTAAAGAAGCCCAGGCAGCTTTCAATCGTTACATTCGATTGCGCGATTACGACAAGCCTTGCATATCATGCGGCAGGCAACATCAGGGACAATGGCACGCAGGACACTATCGCAGCGTAGGAGCATGTCCCGAGCTAAGGTTCAATGAGGAAAACGTACATAAGCAGTGTGCGCCGTGCAACGATCACCTCAGCGGGAATATTGTCGAGTACCGGAGAGGACTGATTGATCGAATCGGAATTGATCGAGTAGCATGGCTGGAAGGCAATCATGCGGCAAAGAAATACACCATCGAGGAAATCAAGGCCATCAAAGCGGAATACACGCGCAAAGCGAAGGATGTGCGCGCGCAAGGTGAATGAGCAAAAAGTTTCTTGCAAGTTGTATGATTTCGCGCTACTACAAACATCTAATAGGAATCCAGAAGCATGGCAGAAAAAAAACGAGGTGGCCCGGGCCGTGGGCAGGGCCGTAAGCCGATAAAAAATGGAGAGCAGACTGTAACGCTTTCCCTGCGAGTTACGGCGGCGCAGCGTGATAAGTTGCGCCGCTTGGGCGGTGCTCGCTGGGTGAGGGATCGGATAGACTGCGCAAGCGATGTGCCAGTCGATGAGCACCATGATAGAGAAGAACAAGGGAGGTAATGCAATGATGGACGAAGATGCATTGAAGCGAATTTTCTTCCAATCCTGTGCTGCCGAACCTTCGGCAGAAGGATGGCCTGATTTTGTAAAGTTTGGGCGATCCGTTGCTGCTGCCGCACTTGAAGATGCAGCAACGTTGATTGAGCTTGAATACGCGCCAGACAAACATGCTCATGACAGGCTGAAGCAAATTGCGCGTCATGTGCGAAGCATGGCGGCGCAAAACGATCCAGGATGCACAAGTGGAAGAGGAAATGGGCATGGCATATAAACTACACATCTATGCGCAGCAACAATCGCACGACGATGCATATATTGCCGGAACGCGCGATATGCTGGAGGCTTTGAGGGACGCGATAACGGTATCAATTGATACGGGGATCGGGAAACTGCTAGCCTTCAGCAACGACGGAGAGGGTTACGACGTGCACGTGCTATGCGTGACAGACGATCAAGCCGCGAAACTGGCCGTGCCATACACGGATGACATAGCCAGTGAACACGGGGACGCGTTATGGCCGTGGAATAAATCACTGATGTCATAATCTTTCCGTCTATCTGCCGGAAAACACGGGCCGGTAGCTCAAAGAGTCCTGACTAATAATTTGGAGGACGCAGGTTCGAATCCTGCACGGCCCACCATAATATTTATCATGCAAAAAGGGATTAGAAAATGCGCGGACGAATAAAAGTAGGTGTTTTAATCACCCAGGATCATGCAACAGGCCGCTGGCCAGCAACAAGGAGCGGTGCGGATATTGACAAGGATATGGAATTTGAATGCGAATGGAATGGATCGTTCTGGGAGTGTATCGCAGATGGCTATGGGATGTTTGGTGATGCCCGAGAGTACGGAAACGGAAGTATTTTCGTGCATGATAAAGAAGGCGTGATTGCATCTTCTGACGCAGAATAGACAACAGATCGGAGCAAAATCTGATGACAATCGACGAAGCGATAGCACACGCAGAAGCGCAGGCTTACAAGTGCCGCGGTACGGACTGCGGCAATGAACATGCGGAGCTTGCGCGATGGCTGCGCGAACTGAGAACGCGTCGAGAAACCGGCGTGGAGGCTGAAAAGAAAACGCTAAAGCAGATCGCAGACATTGCGCACTGCGGCGGCCTGGCAGGCCTGTCAGAGGCTGAGGCACTGATCGCTGTACGGCGACTGACACTGATGTATTTGGACAAGGGGCGCAACATTGCCGCGATGGCACGGGACACGCTTGCAGCGCTCAGCGCGTCTAAAGCGGCTGGTGACTAACGCATGGTTAACCGGCTCATCGCTTTTGCGGCGTCCGGGTTCAACGTATGGGTTAGGCATAACTTTGGAGTAGAAAAATGTTTAGAATACTTGGAAATTTGACAAAGGCGGCAGTTGCCGTTGCGTTAACACCAATCGCACTCGTAGTTGATATAGTGACATTACCAGCAAGTGCCTACCGTGGTGATGTCCACCCGTTCGGACACACTGTCGACTTACTTAACGAGGCCGGAAAGAGCGCGAACAAGGCCATAGATAGTGATGCATAACGTATATGCGAGTCTCTGCCACACCACGGAAGGGAAGCGAATTGACCACGACAAAGACGCCGCATGATGCAAACGAAGCCACGACAGTGGCGCTTTTGCCTTGCCCGTTTTGCGGTGGAGAGGCGCGGCCAACTGTGCACTTGACGTATTCGCGGTTCGCTCCGGTATGTAAATCGTGCGGCGCGAGCGGGCCTCAGGTGCGCATTGAAAGAGGATCATCCCATCAGAAGCTGCGCGAACTTATGAACAAGGCAGGTGCGCTATGGAACACTCGCGCCTAACGCAGAAATCAGTTTCGGCGAAGCCATCCAACTGGATTGAAGGGTTATCCGGCTACCCGATTAAAAGACCGGAAACAGCATAGGAAACGACCATGAGTAAAGATGAACAAGCAATCGAAGCCGAAATTCAAGCCAAGGGACTCAACTCGCCGCGCATCTCTCCTGAGAGGATAGATGCAGTGATTGTTGGCGAGGACTACCACGTATTCCCTGGAACAACGCTGACAGTGTGCTGCCTTACGTTGCGCAACGGCTTCACTGTGACGGGCGAAAGCGCAGCGGTCAGCCCGGAGAACTTCGATGTCGAAATCGGCAAGAAGATCGCCCGTAGCAACGCACGTGACAAGATTTGGGCGCTCGAGGGATACGCCCTGCGCGAACGCATCGCGGCTTGATGCGTTCGTGGCCGGCATGACGACGCAAGAAATCATTCCGGCCAACGCGGAATAAGCGCCAGAAAATGGGGAACAAAATGGAAAAAGGGGTAACAAAAATCGAAAGCGACTTAGGCGACGTGCAGCAAATGTGGTTTCGGCGCACCCAAGCGCCAGAAGTAATCGAGCGCCCAAGCTGCTATAATCGCCCTGCATTCGTGCGTAACGTTTACTCCGAAGAGTTTCCTGGAAAGTGGTACAAATTCCGCCAGACGCAGGAATGTCCGCATTGGAAGCCTGGAGGAAATGCCCATGTCAGGAAAATGTGCGACTCTGCTAGCGGTAAGACGACACCTTGGCACGCATGTAGTGGATGCCTGTGGAAGCCATGGTAGAGAAAAGCAAAGCGCTGCCAGCGGTATGTTATAGCGATCCAGCGATTGCGTATGAGCGCAAGGAAGCATCTACATGCAAGGGCTGTATCCATGTCTGCAAGGCATTTGGCAGGGCGTACTGCGCAAAAGGGATGAGAAGCTACCCGGCGCGGTGCAGGCGGCATTATCGGGAGTCCGTATGAACAAGTTTTTCTGCTGGTATTGTCGTAAGGAAAAACAGATAGAAGGAAGGGTTCCTGTTCGGTGGGGTAAGATAGGAAGCATCCGCGGGCACAAGTGCTCCGATTGCGCCGATATAGCAAGACGGCGGAGGAAAGAAATAAATCAGGCTAGAATTGCGTGAAGTGGACGCGCATCGGGCCTACAGCCTGGGAATCCGGGAAATACCGTATCGCTGCGGCAAAGGTAGGTGAGCAATACAGATATACGCTATTCGAGCACGCGACAATGGATTGGATCATGATCAGAACTTTCGACTCGCCAGAAGATGCAAGGAAAGAAGCGGAAAAACAGGGGGTGCGATGAAATTTAAGAGCGTAGAGCACGCGCTTGGCTGGGCATTCCGGGTAGAAGCCACGGCGATCATTAAAACATCCTCAGTATCGGCTGCGATGATGGGCGGCGGTGGAATGTCGCACGGAGAGCTTACATCGCATGACAGGCACGCATACGCAGCGATGATTATAGATCACGCATCGAGAGCGGCAGACAAGCCTAGCATGGTTCTACTGAGAGCGCTATACGGCATAGCAGACGCGGCGGATGTTCGCGCGTATCTTGTGCCGATCGTCGTGGCGGCGCTCCCAACAGGGGTGCACTCGCGCCGCGCCATTGAGGACGTCATAAACGCCTATTGTGGGCGCAATCGCGGCGTGGAGGAATTGCGCCGAGCGCTGCAATGCCGGAAATCTACAGCGCTGGAGACGCGGCGCGGTGCATACCGGGCGCTTGATGCTGTGCTGGAGCGTGCGGTGGCAAGGATCATAGATGCGGAACCGCAATACCTACTCGCTTGCTAGCTTTGCCGATCGTCAGCGGACTTTCGGCCTTGTCCACGCCCAGGGCCGACATGCCCCTAGTGTGATGGCTTAATTATCAGAATAGTACGCTTTTTCGTCCTTGTTGGCGAGTTCTACGGCCAACGCAGGTGCCGGAGTGCTTTCGGATGCCAAATACCACCCGTACTCCAGATCACCTGTTACGCTACTCCGAAAAGTAGCGCATATGTTGTACTCACTATCATAGCGAGCAGCTACGATTTCCCACCGTTCTTCCATGATTTTCTCCTTTGTTTTTTGTCATTAAAACCCCGGCTATGCCGAGGTGATTCCTGATTGTCATCCCCGCCGTTCATGGCGGGGATCGGATAGCTTACACCGCAGGGACAAACCCCGCGTGGCGGAAGACATTCGTCTTCCGCACCGTACCATCCGGTTCGGCCTGCTCCACGCTTTCCCGTGTGGAGAAAGCGTAGACGGGCTCGATCCCCGCGTTCCGCAGGGCTCTCTCGAGTGGCGCCATGAAAAACGGCGCCCCTCCGATCATGGCTTGGGGAAGAGTTTCTTCCCCGACAAAACGGCGAGCCATTGCGGCGATGGAGTCCGCGCGGTCGCCGATTTCCGCTGCCGTGGGCAGCGTTTCGAACGTAAGCAAGCTTTGCAGCTCGCTGCGGTCGGCTTCGGGTAAATCTACTACCCCAGCCTGGATTTGTTCAGTGGTGGCCTTGTGCTGCGTGAGGTTAAGAATTTGCATTTTTCACTCCAAGATGTTTACGTGTTGGGTAAAGAAACCCCGAACTCCAAAGAAGCTCGGGGTTTTTCGCATCTGTATACCCTTTCGAACAGGGGTCGCTGTAGCGCAATGCGCGACACTACAGCCAAGCAAATCTGGCAGCCCTAATGAGTCTCTGCTGCAGTCCATCCGTCGCTGGACAATCACCCTTCGTATACGCTACTCAAGGGGCGACGGCCTCCCTTTTTCACGCCACCTTCTGCGCAGTGCAAAAGGACTTTTACAGTGGCGGGTACTACGCAGGAGGGCATAGGCCCCAAACTCCTGCACCAGCTGTCCCTGTGAATCCCGCCGAGAGTCTGCTTCTCTCGACGCCTACAGGATTTTCCCGCCACCTTCGGTCAAAGGTGGAATCAGCTCCGTTACCGGGCCTTTCGCTGACGGTTTCCCGCCGGCGCCGAAGACAATCACCCAATTGCTTGGGCTTCTTTGTGGATCGCGATGATTTGCAATCGCGCCGCCGCCACCCCTTCGGCAACTTTGGCATTGGGCGTTTCCGCCCAACCACGGTTGAAACTATATACCATTCCTCCTAAAAGTCTGTACTCGGCAAGCTTGTCGCGATGACAAGATTGCTTTCCCTTAAAGGGCTTCGGCGATCTCTCTCGCCAGGGCAGCGTTGGCCCTGATGAGGGCTTCGGCTTCCCTTTCGCCTGGGCGATCACCCCAGTTCTGGCCACACCGGGGGTATTCCTGCGCCCGGTTGTAGGCGCAAATGGCTTTCCATAGCCGATTGCGCAACTCGCGCTCGGCGGCTTTTGCCGCCTCTTTCTCCTTCCATGCCGCCACTTCGGCGGCGGTGTCCACCACAGGGGTGGGGTTGGCCGCTTTTTTCGCGGCGGCCACCGCCTTGGTGGCCGCGTCGAGCTCGGCGGCCAGCCGGGCCTTTTCGGCCCGGTTTTTGTCGGGGCAGGCCTTCCAGGCCGCAAATGCGGCGGCCTGGATTCTTTTTAGTTCATCCATATTCACTCCTTGCCCAGGGCAAGGCTGCCCTGGGCGTGGGCGTGGTTGTACTAGAGATATCGCCACGGGAGTTTCTTCTCCACGCAGCCCAAGTCCAATAGGACTTTGCGCGCGTCCGTGTATGTGTGTTTCCGGGGCTCGCCCGGATAGAAGTCCGCTGCCGCGTGCGGGCCAATTAGGCCCGTCTCGTCGGCCGCCCGCGCCACGGCGCGGATTATGGCTTTGGTGCACGTCCCCTGCCCAAGGCTCAGCTCGGATAAGAGTTGAGCCGCCGTAATTCTTCCTAGTTTCATTTTTCATACTCCTTTTGTTAGTTGCTGGGATGCCATGACTTGCATTATACGCATCCCGAAAGAAAAAGCAACACTTTTTTAAAAATATTTTTTGTGCTGTTTTGTTGCGGAAAGTCCGGAACTGGTGTATAAGTGCCGTTGATAGGATGCGGTTTTGTTTTCAAATTCCGCACCAAATAGAACATATAGCCGCCGAACATGGCGGTTTTTTTATTCCAGGACATGGACGCAAAGACTAAGCAAGCGACTAAATACGGTAGCAGAGTCGAAACACAGCGCCGCATCGCCGCTTTTGCCGCGGCGTATGGGCGCACGGGGAACGCCACGCAAGCAGCTATTGATGCAGGGTACAGCGAGAAAACCGCGCGCACTCAGGGATCGGCCCTATTGACAAAACCGGATATTTTCGAGATGTGCTCTCGCGCGCGCGAGGAATACCTGGCTGCGTGCGAGAGCACAAAACAACGGCAGCGGAAAATGCTGGAAGCCGCAGCAGATGACGCAATTGCGGCGCTGCAAACCGTGGTGCAAGGCAAAATCTCACGCGGGGCGGTAGCGATGGTGAGCGCGGCAACTGCAATCCTTGATCGCGCTGGGCACAAACCAGTCGACGAAAGCAAGATTGCGCATACCAGCCCGGACGGCAGCATGACGCCGCGCGGACAAGTCCAGATCGTGATTGAAGGTGGTTGAGCGGATCACAATACAGATACCGCCCAGGCTGATCCCGGTGTTCGGTGGCAAAGCTAGATATCGCGGCGCGCACGGGGGGCGGGGGAGCGGAAAAAGCTACACGTTCGCTTTGATGCTGGCATTGCGCGGTGCGGAACGGCCCTTGCGCATCCTGTGTGCGAGGGAGTACCAAAATTCCATCAAGGACAGCTCGCAAGCGGAAATCGCACGCGCGATCGAGAGCGTGCCGTACCTTGCTAGCCAATACGAGGTAGGTGACAGTTTTATCCGCGGGTTCAACGGAACAGAGTTTTTGTTTCGCGGACTGCGCCACAACTACCAGTCGATCAAGTCCCTGTCCGGGATCAATATATGCTGGGTTGAGGAAGCGGAAACAGTCAGCGAAGAGTCCTGGCGGGTGCTGATACCGACGATCCGGGAACCCGGATCGGAAATCTGGATGACGTGGAACCCCGAGCGCGAAGATTCGCCCACGCGTCAGCGGTTTGTCATCAATCAGCCGACAGGCGCTAAAATCGTCGAGATCAACTGGCGAGATAACCCGTGGTTCCCCCCCGAGCTGGATCAGGAGCGACAGGACGATTTGCGCTACCGTCCCGATCAGTACGATCACATATGGGAAGGATCATGTCTCACCCGCTCGGATGCACTGGTGCTTAGGGGACGTCATACGGTAGAGTCGTTCGAGCCGCAGCAGGGATGGGACGGCCCATATTACGGGATTGATTGGGGATTCTCGGTTGATCCATCCGTGATGGTGCGCTGCTGGATTCACGGCCGCACACTCTACATTGAGCATGATGCTTACGGCCACGGTGTCGAGATTGACAACCTGCCGCAACTGTTTGCGGCCATCCCAGGCGCGCGAGAGCACGCGAGCTATGCAGACAATGCGCGGCCCGAGACGATCAGCTACATGCAGCGCAATGGCTACAGGTATATGCGCCCGGCAGATAAATGGCCTGGCAGCGTGGAGGACGGCATCGAGCACCTGCGCAGCTATGAGCGCATCGTCATCCATCCGCGCTGCGAGCACACAGCAAAAGAGGCGCGGCTGTGGAGCTACAAAATCGATAGGCTATCTGGCGATGTAAAGCCAGACTTGATGCCAGGCAATGATCATTGCTGGGATGCTGTTCGGTATGCGCTGGGGCCTATCATCCGCAAGCGCACGCCCACGCAATCCGTCACGCTGCCATATATGGCGAGGTAAAAAAATGAAGCTCACCAAGAAATCCCGCGCCGCAATCCCGGCGTCGAAATTCGCAGGCCCTGGACGTACATTTCCCATCCAGGACAAGAACCATGCGCGAGCCGCTATAAGCGGCGCATCGCGTGCGGAGCATGTCGGCCATATCTCGGCCCACGAAGCATCCGTCATTAAAGCAGCTGCGCGCCGGGTGCTAAAAAAATAATGTGGCAGACGCTACAAAAAAGCTACGCACGCGATCGAGATTTACCGCAGCGGACGTCTCGCATCCAGGCATTGCAGCGCGTACTTGCTGGCGCGATATACGACAATATGCGTTATGCGTTCCACGAAGAGGTGAACGGCGCGAACGAATACATCAAGCTGCGCGATCGACGCCCGTCTGTGCGATACAACCTGTGCAAACTGGTGGTGCAGCAATCCACTGCGATGCTGTTCAGCGAGGGCCATTTTCCCGAGTCTGTACACGACGACGAGATTACGCGCGACACGCTGAACGATATCATCCGTGACGCGCGGATCAATGAAGTCATGATCGACGCGGCGGAAAAAGGATCAGTCGGTTCGGTTTGTCTGTGGCTGCGCATCCTGGAAGGGCGCATCTATGTTTCTGCGCTGACAACCGAATACCTCACGCCGAGATGGAACCCCATGCGGCCAGATGACTTGATGGCAGTGCGCGAGCAGTACAAGATTCGCGGGCGCGCGCTCCGCGCCATGGGATACGCGATCAAGGACACCGATATTGACGCAATGCATTGGTGGACGCGGGATTGGACGGATCAGGCTGAAATCTGGTATTTGCCTGTCAAGATCAGCGATAAACCGGGCTTGCCCGATAATCTCACGCAGGATAACGATCGCACCATCCAGCATAACCTCGGCTTTGTGCCCATGGTTTGGGTTCGCAACCTGCCCGGCGGCGATGACATCGACGGTGCGCCGACATTCGGCGACGAAGCGATTGAAACGAATATCGAAATCGAGTACATGCTCAGCCAAGCGGGGCGTGGCTTGAAGTACGCAAGTGATCCGCTGCTGATGATCAAGGAACCCGCAGTCGATCCCGGCCAGCAAATGGTACGCAGCGCAAGCAACGCAATCATCGTGGGCAAGGACGGCGATGCGAAGCTGGTTGAGATTGACGGCGCTGCTACGGCTGCTGTGCTGGAGTACGTGCGTACCTTGCGCGAATTTACCCTTGAGCAGCTTAGCGGCAATCGGGCAAACGCGGACAAACTGTCGGCGGCGCAATCCGGGCGCGCAATGGAATTGCTCAACCAAGCGCTGATCTGGCTGTCGGACAAACTGCGTATCAGCTACGGCGAATACGGGCTGAAAAAGCTCCTGCAGATGATCGTCCGCGCAAGCAGCAAGATGGCATTGGTAGATTCCGATGGTGATCCTATCCCGCGGATGTCGCCGGGCAGAATCGCATTGAAATGGCCTCCTTGGTATGCGCCCACAAGTCAGGATCGCAGCAGTGACGCAAACACTTTGCGAACCCTGACTGATGCGGGGCTGATGAGCACGGAAACCGCTGTTGGGACTCTCGCACCCGTCTATGACGTGGAGGACGTTCCGTCTGAAATGTCGAGGATCACAGCCGAGCAAGCCGAGCGCAACGATAAGGCGCAAAAGCAAGTCAGGATCATGGAGTGACGGCCCCAAGCCGTTCGGATGCCCGACTGATACGGGCTTTTTAATTTGGAGGCCCAGATGGCTGATAACAACGAAGATATTGACAACAACACGACTAAAACCGCACCAAAAACCGCGCCTGAACCAGAAACGTTTTCCAAGGATTATGTGCGCGAACTGCGGCATGAGAACGCGGGATACCGGCTGAAGGCGCAGGAAATGGAGCGCAAGGCCCAAGAAGCGGCAGAATCCGCCAAAAAAGCGCAGGATGAAGCAATCGCAAAAGCCCAAGAAGCCGAGCAGCGAGCCGCGCAGCGAATCATCAAAGCGGAAATGAAGGCCCACGCAATAAAAGCCGGGATTGTCGATATTGACGCACTTGCGCTGGCTGACTTGTCCGGCGTGAAATTCAACGATGCTGGCGAGATTGAAGGCGCAGACGCCGCAATTGAGGCCCTCAAGAAAGCCAAGCCCTATCTGTTCGCCCAAACCACGGCGAGCACGCAACAGCCACCGAAAGGCGGCAAGCAAGAAACAAAAACCGCGCGTGATCTTTCGGATGCCGATTTGCGCTCGGATTTGAGATCGAAATTCGGCATCCGCATTTAGCTTCATAGGCCGGGAAACCGGCAGCAGTCCATCGGGGTC